ATGAGTTATGATACAGTCGCATCCTTACAACGTATGCAACAATTCCAGCAATCAGAAGCTGCTGCTGGAAAGAGGATTGTCTTGCAACGCATGTTTACGGGATTAGATATAACGTTGTTTATTATTGCATTAATCTTAGGCATCCCCACTTTTTCAATATCTTGTATATTATTTTTAATTTATTATTTCTCAATAACTAAAACATACTTAGTGAAGAATGTTGCTACTGGCGAAAAATTCAAAGTGGATAAACAAGATTTCAAGCAATATAAAAAGGAATTTAAAGCGAAGGAAAAAGAAGTTAGAAAAATATCTGATCTATAATCAGATTTAAAGGACGGTACATACCAAATGAAAAAGAACTCTAACTTTATGAAGGTCGTTCGTTCAATATTTAACGCATTTCGTTTGTTGAGTAAAATTATAAATCCTATATTAAAGGCATTATCTAAAAGTAAATTTTAAATCTCATAAAAACAAAAATCCCCTTCTGCATATTGGTGCACAAGGGGATTTTTTCAAATTAATCTATTCGTTCTACAGATACTGGTTCATAGATAAATAAGAAACGGTACCTTTACACTAACATCTATAAAGATGAAAATCAATATATAAATACCTACCTATAGAATCAGGTAACATTTTTATTCATAAAACTTTTTTTGTATTATTTCAAATACTCGTACCACCAGTTTCTTTCGTCCATCCAAGCTGTAATTTTATCAAGTTCACCATTTGGTAAAATTTCAGTTTGTAAATACGCTAAACCAGTTAATGGATCAGAGACAACTTTCCCTTTTGTTCCATGCTCATTCATAGCGTTTACGACTTCCTGGACCAATGAAATGCCAAAACCACCAGATTTAACATATTGATAGCCACCATTGGCAATAGCTTGTTCTGGCTGTTTCTCTTCTGTAAACCAAGCTAACGATTTGCTACCAATTAGAGAATTCAAATCACACTTGCCGATACCAGGTACATTACCAGTTTCAGAGTACTGCCAAATATCACAAGGGTATGCTGGTTTATTCCCTCCATAGCGTGGAATCCATACGAAATCACAATTAACATTTGCCATTCCGAATGGAGCATACATATGATGACCAACGTATAAACCAACTTTCTGAGCACCTAATCGGCGTAGTTCATCAATAAATGCTTGTGTGCCCGCTCTCATATCATTCATTGTTTTTACTTCAACATCTGCAACCCAGACTGTCGCGCTCTTGTCTCCACGGTTCCAGAAGTCACGAGCTTCTATTCTTGCATCTTCTATAGAAACAAAACGACAGAATGCATAGTTACCAAACGGAACGTCATGCTGCTTCATAGCTTGTACATAGCCTTTATACAATGGATCTACATAATTTGAACCATCTTGTACACGAGCGATGATGAAATCAATGTATTGCTTTGCTATAGGCCAGTTAATGTCACCATTCCATTTTGAAATATCAATAATTTGTCCCATTACTTAACATCTCCTTTTTTCACTTCTTGTTTTTGTTTACCACCTAAAATTTCAACTGCATTTGTTAAAGCTGAAGGCAAAGGTATTCCCATACGTCCTGCATTTTCTAAAAGTGATAGCAACTCATTTCCAATAAAGAAGAAGATTGTCGCTTCACGAATTGCGCTATTTGTGCCCATAATTGCATCAGCTTGCGTGGCTGCTGCGACCAATAAAAATAGCACCACCTTTTTGGCGATGCCTTTAAACCCAACTTTACTCTTCAATTCTCCGTTAAATCCTGCCGCGAATACTCCTGTTAAATAGTCGATAGCTGCCATGATTACTAGAACTTTCAATGTTGTATCCCACCCTCCCAAAAAGTACCCGCAAAATGCTCCGAAGGTAGCTATAAATGTTTTCATTAATACATCAATACGATCCATCTTTTCATCTCCTTTTTAAGTAATAAAAAAAGACCAGCTTATGGCTGCTCGGGTTTGTTTTCAGTTAATGTTATTTGAGGTTGTTCACCTGTAAGCTTATAATAATCTTCTGCACAGACTTTCTTTACATTACTTCCAATTTGTAATTCGAAGAGTCTAGCCCCTCTATTACACATTTGACATTTTGTTGCCATACGAATACTTAGTGTGCCGTCTGACATGCCCCAAACTTCAACTTTCTCTTTTTCTTGAATGCCGGCATAATCCAACATATCGAAAGGTATTTGTACCAGAACGCCATTTCCACTACGTTCCGCATCTACTAATCTACCCATAAAAGGACTTCCCTCACCCGCTAGTAAAGGCATTCCTTGTACATTATTATTTTCCATTCTAATCCCTCCTTTATTCTATATACCATTCCAAGTTTTCCAGTTACCATCAATCCCCATCGTATAGAATGACCAACCAGATGCACCATTCGCATAAAAGATAGAACCGTAAGCTCCAAATGCTTGTCCCCCTACATTTACTCCGTAAGTTGATACTTTTCTGTTGAAATGAACATCTGCATTCGTGTTAATTCGAAACTCAGGAGTATTAACCCCATAACCTAAAAATGTATTATTGTCACGTATAGCTAGTGACTGTACGGGTGTATAACCAGATGCTAAATTATCCATCGTAGTTTCCCAACTATAGACAGATGGTAATTCTCCTTCCACAAGTTGTACACCTGATACACAAACAGCCATATTACTTGCGTAATCCCCAGCTCCATAAATATCAAAATAACAAAATCCGTTATCAGGAAAGTTATTAGGAATTGTAAAAGTGTTAGAATAACGAACTATGTTTCTTCCTGGCGCATCAAATGCTTTTTCGAATCTTAAATCCTCTATCGGCTGTCCATCTGGTGCAAAGTGTCCTGTTATAACCCGTAAACGCGGATAATCCGATGTGATATTGCCATTCAGAGTCGCTGCACGAAAATGAGCAGATAGCGTATATTTCTTCCCTTTTTTCACACCACTAAACAACGGATATCTAATCCAATGCTGTATATTAATGCGCATGGCGTTAATCATTTGTTCATATCCAAAGTCATAATAGTTGTTTTCAATATATGGTTCGCCCGTGATTCTCCATTCGGGACTATGTTTTACTTTCCGCATATTATTTTGTTGAAGATAACATGAAATACTAGAAAACATATGATCTGCAATAAGGTTTTTCTTAGGCATTATCGAAAACTTCTGGCCCAATTCATCTTCATAAAGGAAATTAGCCATTTTAACAGTGACTCCGTTTTTATCAATCGTAACCTTATCACCACTGATTTTAATAACATCAGCGTCTATACCTTTGGCTGTAAGCCATTTCACAACGGTATCTGCATTAATATTAAGCTTTGAAACATCTATGGTGATTTGTTCAGCTGTTTGATTAATAGCAGATATGATGTCGCCTTTTTGAACGGTACTAAGAATATTCTTTTCAGTAAGATCAATACGAGCTGCTTGTTTTTCTACATAAGCTTTATCTGCATATTTTCCGTCAGCCTGTACTTTGGTATATACTTCTGTTTTAACTGCAGCGAGACTAATACCCTTTGCATTTGCGGAAATAAGACGTTCTAGCTCTGTTACCTTTGTATTGTAACCTTCAGTGGCTACTTTTTTAGATAGTTCATCTATTAAATCTTGCTTGTTTTTTATAACAGTGTTCTTTAACTCAGGTATTTGAAAACCGCCGACATAATCTTCTACTTGTTTAATTCCGACTTTTGCTTCGATTGCTGTTGCCTGTTGTTGAATTTTAGAATTAGCGTCGGTAATTTTTTTCCCTTGATCGGATACTACATTGTTCAAATTACTAACTGTAGTGGAGAGTCCACTTGCTGTTTGCTCTACTGTAGTCATACGCTTTTCGAATCCCGCTTGGCTATTTTGAACATTGGTTACAGTGGTTTTTACGCCATCCACACTTTTTTCAATCTCTGTTGTTTTCTTGGTGAATTCATCGGTTGTTACTTGGTCTTCTGTCGCTGGAGTGTAGTCAGTAGCTTTGTTACCAATCTCAATCTGCCATTCTTTCAACTCAATCATACCTTTAACATTACGTAATAACGTTTGTGGTTGAAAGACTTCTATATTTTTATCTTTAAGGGTATGAGTAAAGGAATATATTTTCCATTCTTGGTTTGTAGACACAGTACTTTCGCAACGAACACCAGGCCATACTTGTTCACCATCTTTATACTTAACCCAAATTTCTACACCAGCCCACGGGTTTGGCGTTCCTTTTTCGTATCCACTAGTTCTAGCTTTAAAGCTAATAGTGAACTGCTGCCCCTGTAGCATTGATAAACCATCTGGCGCAATTTGGAATGTCTTATTTACTGAATTAGATACTGCTGCACCCGTGTCAGATTTAAGCGTACCAGCTGTATTTAACAGAATGTTACGTCCACCAATCTTCATATCATCAAACTTTTTCTCCACACTACTTAATTTTTCGGTAACTTTACCTGCCTGTTCCTTAATTTCAGTTGTTGTTTGTTTGAGCGAATTTGTATCTGATTGTATATCAGAAATTGTCTTTTTCGTACCTTCCACAGTTTGCTCAACTGTATTTAATTTATTGCTGATATCATTATCTTTTTTAGTTAACGATTCAATAGAGGTTTTAAATCCATCTGCTGTTTGCTCTGATTTCGTTACACGTTCTGTTAGCTTTCCTTGTTCATTTTGTATATTGGAAACAGAAGTATTTATACCTTTAATGGTGGTTTCGATTTCTACTGTTTTTTTAGTAAATTCTTCAACAGAAGTTTGTTCTTCTGGAGCTGGAGAGTAATCTGTGGGAACATTTCCCTTCTCTACTTTTACATTTTTGACAGTTATGAACCTTCCCGATTCATAGGTACCATAAAACGACAACCATGATTCAGTAAAATTTTTATTATCTATTGTAGGTGTAACAGTAATATATCTTCTCTCATATTGAGTGGTAGCATTTACATTTTTGGAGAATTTATATTTAGCTCCATTTCCATTTTGCATATAAACTTGTACTTCTCCAGCTACTGCAACCTTAATATCAAAACTTATCGTGTACTCAATCAGCCCGTGTAAATCTATGATTGGTGCTACATCTGCATATTTAACAAACTCTCTTGAATTAGTTTTTTCTAAATTTCCTTTTACAAGTAAATTTCTCCCGCCAACCTTAGTGTTATCCACTTGAGCTTTAAGTTGTGTAAGAGTTTGTTTCGTACCATCAGCGGTTTGTATAACTTCATTCGTTTTCTTTTCAAGTTGTGATAAACCTTCATTCGTTTTCTTTAACTCTGACTTCTCTGCTTTCTGTGTAAGAGTTTCATTCGTTTGGCCAATAGATGTATTAATATCCTTGAAATTTTGTACGTTCCCTTGTTTATCAGTTTCATAAATTTGTTTACCTATGAAACCATCTTTAATTTCATCTTTCGTATAAACACCGGATTTATCAGCTTTATCTTTCAGTTGATTATCAATCCATGTTTGATCCACTTTTCCATTAACTTGCTTTTGAACAGCAACTATTTGTCCAGCTATCTCTTGCGCTTTACCTTCCAAACTTTGAACCTTTTGATTTAAATCCGTTTTGGCAGACTCAATATCTTTATTCACCTGCTCAAGTGTTTCTTTCTTTACCGATTCCACGTCTGGAACAACTGACTCCCAAGCTGTACCTGTCCATATCTTCAAAATACCTGGCTTTCCATTGCTAATATCACGCCAAAGTGTTTTATTTGGTTTAAGCCCCGTTGTCGGTGGATTCTTTGATTCAATGATTTCCACAGTGTTATTTTTTATGTTCTCTTGAACCTTTTCAGCAAGTGTCTTCGCTGCTTCCGATTCCTTCTTAGCATCACTAGCTGTTTCATTAGCTTCTTTTACCAATTTATCTAACTGATCTATCATTTCTTGTTTATTCCCAAGCGAGCTAAGTATTCGATTGTAAATCTTTCTTAATTCCTCATTTGGATCAACAATCTCACGATAGTCACCAAACACATATTTATCTTGTGCAGGATCAGTAAATGATTCGTCACCAGCGATTGCTCTTGCTTCTAGATACAGTTTAGGTGTAAAACCTGTATCCTTAATTCGAATTGTATCGCCCTCATTAATTAACTCATGAGCTAGCCCAAATACACGCCCAATGCTTTGCGCTTGGACCTCATAAACAACAGAAGTATTAACACGCTTTGCTAACTCTGTTTTCATAAGAGTCATAAGACGCTGCGATGTTATATCTTCTTCTGTTTCTGGCGTGTAGAAGCCAAATTTATGTTGACCGCGCTCATTCCATCTTTGAAATGCATCATTGTCCACAATATAAGGTAGACTATTATTGATACTCTCAACTGTGATGATAGTGTCACCTTCTTTTTTCACGAAACCAACTAAGGATGTACAAATGTTTTGTGAGTTCTCAACACGTTTAATACCAATTAAATCTTTCCCAAGAGTTACTTCTTTCCCTGTTTCTTGTCCTCGCTTTTTTACCATATCAACATAACGGCCAATGATTTGAGAACCGACTACTTCAGCTCGGTATTGTATTTCTAATTCAAACAAGGAAGCTATCTTTTTAAGGAAAGATAATGGATCAATAAATTCATCAATAGTCATAGAACGGAAACTAGCATACTCTATATTTCCTGTCTTCCACTTTGTGCCTGCAAGAGCTATATTCACCATTTCTATTACTGTCTTACCCTCTAGTTTTTGTGGAGGAATAATTCCAGCTTTAGCAAGTTGAATCCATTCACCAGATGCATATGCGATTACTGATCTATCATTAGAGTCTTTTTCCGCTTCAGTAATTACATATGGAACAATTCGACCATCACGCACTTCTTTTAACACTAAATTTTGCTGTATAAGAGTTGCTGCATGGTCCGTATTATCAAACACTCTAAATTCTAAAGTATCGATATTATTTTTGATTTCCCAATGCCTTTTATCATCCCAATAATCTTTTGGCTGGATATTTGCAACAATTTGTTCTGTTTTAAAATCCACAACATGAAGTATACCGCTAGGTGTTCTCATCTATATCTCTCCCTATATATCACCTTTGCTTTTCCAATGTTAGCTGGCATAATTTCTAGTTTGTTCTGACCCTTATTAATTTTAGGGTAATCACTAAACAAGTCCTTCAGATTAATAGTGCTTGCGCCATTGATACTCACAAGGCTTTTTTCCGTATCAATTCGAACTTTATCCCCTTGTTCGATAATGTAAGGAGGGTTATCACTTGTATTTTGGTTTATTTTCCAAACCTTGATATCATCAACTGTTATCGTTTGTGCCGGATCGTTATTCCACCATTGCGTGATAGAAAGTTGTATTTGCGCGACTTTATTCATTAAAATCCCATCTGTATCTACCCAACGCGCTTTCGCTCCGGCATCATCTATCTCAGTGCCTTCAGCGAATTTTGTAATGAAAAATTCCCATTCATTCCCGATTCGATATACTTGCAATCTACCGTAGAAGTTATTCCAAGTGTTCGAATACTTACCACGCGTATTAATCATGGTTTGTTCTGCTGGATGACCAGGATAAGCAAGTTTAGCGAATCCATGTGTTTCTTCCGCTTCCCAAAACACATCATTCATCGATAAGCGAGCGACAGGTTTACTACTTTCATCCAATAAGGCTATTTCAACTCGTCCCATTTGAACGTAACTGGAACTAATGAATCTCACATATGCAGACATAATGAAATTTTGCAACGGACCGCCAGGGATATTCTTTTTCAAAATTGCACCATGATGGCCTTTATAGTTGTTATCTCCATAATCACTTACATACACTTGATGTCCATTTGTTTTGAGTACACCGCCACCTTTGGCATCTTCAAATTCCGATACATTTGTCCAGCCAATTATTGTAGACATTTCATCCCACACTACACGCTGCTTACGTTCTACTGGAAGTTGAGAAGCTGCAAGTGGATAACCAATTCGAAAGTATTCATTTCCCTTCCAAACATCTAAAAATGTAGAAGGATTTTCAACTTCAACTTCAATAATAGGATCTGAATCTACACTTCCTTTGTTTTGAACATTTGCTGTTAACTCGCTTGCACCTGTTTGAAAATCTACTGTTTGAGTAGGACCTAATTTATAAGGCATTGGACAAATAAACTTCAAAGTACCTTTACCTAACGTAACGAAATCATCAGGATTAAAATCTTCATCAATCACAGCTAAATATGTTCTTTCAGGAGTCGCATCAAAAACTAGCTCAACCGCTTCTTCTGTAATTAACCAAGCTGCTATTTCTTCTTTTAACGTTTCTAAATTCGTTCCATCCGGAACAATAATTCCCACAGGAATAGGGAGTGGACGCGGGTCCGTTTCCGTTCCTAATAATCTTGCACCTGGATATCCAGGTGTTTTTAAGAAATTACGTTTTAGAGGTGCCCATGTTGGTGGACTCCATCCCTTTTCTATTTGAATGTATTCCTTACGTTGATTGTTAAATATAAAAGAACTCATGCTAACACCTCATTTCTTTATAAAATAAAAGAAACCCAAACCTAAAAGGCTGAGTTTCTTTGTTCTTCTCGTTCTTGATATTCTTTTGTATATCGATAAGTACCGCGCGCCACGTCTCGACCTTCTAAAACAACAGGAACCTCAACAACTAAATCACCACCAAGCATTGGAATTACTCCACCGCCAGATGATCCAGACGAATAATTACTCACTTGATTTGATACGTTGTTTGTCATAGCTTGTCTGCTATTTGACATGCTTCCATATACGCCACTCATGAAAGTCTTTAATCCTGCTAATTGGCTTGCAGAACTAGCCATCATACGGCTCATGTCACCCATTAGTTGATTTATGTCTCCTGGCATACTAAATTGTTCTCGTGGCATGGCTGCTACGATTCCAGCACCAATAGCTCCAAGTGTCTTTTTGTTTAAAGGTAAAACGGCTTCATCCCCAGCTTCACCAGCACCTTGCAAGTTTCCGCCATTCATACCAAATATAGTTGGTTTAGTGAAAATACCACCTTTTGCACGCCAATCAATATTGAGTCCAGATGGGAACGTAATATCTTTTCCTAAAACGTTTTTCGTACTAGTTTGTAAGCTAAAGTGTGGAAGAGGTGGCATTTCAGGTTTTGGGATTTTTAACTTTAAACCTTCAAAGAATCCTTTGATTTTATCGATGAATCCCTTTACCCCGTCAACCGCATCTCTTATTGGGTCCATAATAAATCTTTTCGCTGCTTCAAATTTTTCTTGTGCAGCATTCTTTACAGCATCAAATTTCTCACGCGCAGAATTATACAAACTCTCAAACTTTTCTTTAGCTGAATTATAAGCCTCTGTAGCTGGTTGAACTACATATTGCTTCACTAAATTCCAAGCTGAAAGTGTATAGGATTTTATTTTTTCCCAATTTCCTAATATCCAGTTTGCTAAATCTCCAAGTTTTTCTTTCGTTGTACTCCACAATTCTTGCACTGGCTGGATAACATACTGTTTTACCAGGTTCCATCCTGCCAACGTATAAGACTTAGCCAGCTCCCATTGTGAACTTAACCAAGAAACTAAATCGCTGAACTTTTCTTTCACTAAATTCCAGGTTTCTTGAACTGGCTGAATGATATATTGTTTAAATAAACTCCATCCAATTTGAGCTGCGGCCTTTGCTATTTCCCATTGTGTACTAAGCCAGCTAACTAACTCACCGATTTGTCCACTTACCCAATTGTAAGCTTCTTGAATAGGCTGAATAATATATTGACATATCGCCGCCCAAGCAATTTGTGCTCCTGCTTGAATTAGTAGCCATCCAGCTTCTAAAATTGTGGCCATAAATGAAATAATTGGATCTAAAACCGTAAGTATTGTATTCCAAGTTTCCTGCCAAGATTGTACGAGTGTTCCCCACAATTCTGAAGCCGTTGTAACTAAAGAAGACCACCAGGAAGAAGCTGTTTCAACAATTCCAGACCATAGGCTACTAAAGAATTCACCTATCGGATCAAAGAAACTATGCATCATCTCTGTGAATGAAGCCCACGCCCCAGAAAAGAATTCAACAATAGAATTCCAAGTAGCACTACATACCTCGCCTATACCTGTCCATAAATCGCTAAAAAACTGCCCTATCGGATCAAAGAATGAGTGCATTATTTCTAAAAATGAATTCCATGCATCGCTAGATGATTGCACGATACCGTCCCAAACTCCTACTAAATATTCCGTAATAGAATCCCAAGTATCTATAATCCATTGTTTAATATCATTAAAGTTTTTATAAATTGCAATACCTATGGCTGCTATAGCAGCTATGATAAGGGGAATAGCCCCAACAATTCCAGCCGCCGCGGCCGCTCCAATCCCAAAGATACTCATGACCGTCACAACTATAGGCGCAAGTGCCATAATCGCACCGGAAATCACACCAATAGCTACTCCGATAGTCGCTAATGTTGCTGCTAATTCTGGATTATTAGAAATCCATTCCGCAAATTTAGAGACTAGATCCGCTACAACTCCAAGGACCGGTTTCAGAGCCATCTGTAAATCGCCCATTGCTTTTTGGAATTTTACAGCCGGACTTGCATCCATTTTTTTTATAGATTCATTTAATTTATCTTGATTCTTCTGGAAGTCTACTGTTTTTTTCGAAGCGTTTATTAAAGTGTTAGTTAAATTTTGACCTTGGTCTTCAAACATAGTAGCTAGAACTTTAACCCCAACTTGATTTCTTTTTACTGGATCTTCTATTCCTTCAATCGCTTTAGCTACTTCTACCATAGCTTTCGAACCGTCACTTCCACCTTTAGCGACAGCCGCACCCCACTTTTCTATTTGTTCCGTGGCAATTCCAGAACCGTCTAGCGCTTCTTTTAAAGCTTTATCCGCACCCTGAGCAAACTCGGTTAATTGAATTCGCCCTTCCTTCAGACCATCTAATAAATTATCAATATTCCAACTACCAGTTTCAACACCAGCTTCCATAATCGCCTGTACTTCTTCAGCTTTAAAACCTGCACGAGTCAACTGGCTTCCATACTCAGCAATGATATCTAGTTGCTCTGGCGGAAATCCCATTTTTAACAACGCATCAACCATACCAAGGGCACTATCTTGAGTTATCCCTAATTCATTTCCTATTTCATATGTTTCTTGGATTAATTCTGTAAAATCTATGCCCTCATAAGATTTTGCAATTACCGCTGCCCCTTTTACTATAGATGCGTTAGCTTCATCGCTAATATTTTTATTTAAAGCCCATTGCCTGCGCACGCCCTCTAAAGATGCTTCAGCATCAACTCCATAAGTAGTAACACCTCTAATAGCTTCTTCTACTGACTTTTTGGAGGACTCAGGTACATCAAAAGTAATATCAATCTTTGTTTTTAACTTAGACATATCAAGTGCTTTTTCGATTGTCCCGGCAATTCCACCACCAGCTACCATTGCTCCAAGAACGTTTTCTAAACCAATATCTAACTCTTTAAATTCTCTTTGCGTCCTTTGGGCTTCTTGTTGTAAATCTCGTAATTCATTTCGTACTTGTTGAATTGAATTCCCAGCATCCACAGATCGTAGCGCTCTTTGTAGTTTCTCTATATCCGTTTCTGTGCCTAATGCTTCACGGCCAATAATTCCAATCGCTTGTTCTAATTGTTTACTGGTTGCCGTCCCACTTCTAATTGCATTTACAAGACGATTACCTAATGCTCCCGCAAAATCATCAACGCTTTTTCCTGTAGCATTAAACAACGTTTCTAGTTGTCGTGTTGAACTCGCTACATTCTCTTGTTCGGCTTTCATATTACCGAGCTTGTTTTTCAGACCATCAAGTGACCCTTGTGTAAATTCAATTTCACGCCTAAATGAGCGGTACTGTTCTTCTGAAATTTTTCCGTTTTGAAATTGCTCTTGAACCTGTTGCTCCGCTGCTTTTAATTTATCGAGCTTTTGTGTAGTGTTTTCAATTTGTTGTGTAAGCAACTGTTGTTTTTGAGCGAGTGCCTCAACGTTACCAGGATCAAACTTTAATAAACGTTCAACATCTTTTAATTCTTTAGCCAAAGAATTACTTTGTTTATTTACATCTTTTAAGGCATTTTGTAACGGTTGAGTATTTCCTCCGATTTCAATCGTAATCCCTTTAATTTTTCCTGCCATATTCTCACCTCATTTCCTAGAAAGAATCGTAATCTTTTTGATTCGCTTTTCTTACTTTTTCTTTATCTGGATTTTCCATTTCAGCAAATTCAGCAATATAATCAAAACAATCGCCGATTGTCATGGTTTCTAAATCCCAATACGTTAATTTTGCTTTATAACAAAGAGCAAGGAACAAATCAGTGGTTAATTCTTCATCACTGAATGTCCATTGCTTTTCATCATTTCCTGTTATTTTTTTTTTGCTCCCATAGTGACTTGAACTAATTCCATGATTTCTGGCATGATTTCTTCAATTGGGAATTCTTCAAATTCATCCAACCACGTCATAGGATCAGAAATATTTGAATCAGCCGTTTTAGCAAATAACCAAGTCAAGTCATAAATAAGTTCAAAGTCCACTTTACTTATATCAACATTAGACATATCAATAGGTTGTTCTGATCCATCTGGCGTAGTTAACGTATTAATTGCTCCTAACCCCATCATATCTGCAAATAAATTACGTCTGAATTGTGCTTTATATCGTTTAACTGTTGCCGCTGTGCTTTTTAATCGAACTTGTTTTCCATCTATAGTAATTGTCTTTTCCATTTATAATTACGCTCCTTTTGGTGCTGCCGGTGTTTTTACATATACTTTTTTGTACCAGTCGTTATAAATTGCTTGTGTTGTTTTAGCAGTCGTTTTCGTTTTAACCATTGGTCTTCCACCAGGCGCTAAAACAATTGGACTAGAAACAAACTTCAGTTCATTTGTATTTGGTTCAGCAGAACTTGTTTTTGTTTTAGATGCAATCGTTGGACGACTTGCTGAACAGTTATACATAACATGACGGGTTGCGTTCACATCACCATCAAACTCAAATAATAAGGCGAATGGTTTTCCTTTTGCATCAGCTAATTCATTTAATACGCCATCCGTTTCATCTAACTCCTCACCAAGTGCATCAATAGCAAATTGCTCCGGAATAGTCGCAATGGATAGCGTCCCGTCATAACCTTGGTTATTACTTGCTGCGTAATAAAGCATGTCATCCGCATAGAATTCAATTAAATCACCGCGTGGCTCAAATGTTAGCTCCACCCCACCAGGTAATGGAATTGGTGTACCAAACTTTACTAAAAAATCTTGAATATCAATTGGGACATAATGTACATTCTTCAAACCAAATGTGACTTTATTTTCTTTATTCATTTACATCAACCTCGTTTCGTATATTTTTTGATACATTTTCTCAGATTCAATAAAAGTCCCATACGATTCATAAGGAATATCATGATCGTCTAGGACTTGTTCTAGCTTGGCTTCCGCAACTAAATTTTTCTTAGTTGTATAAAGCTCTATATTTAAATCATTTATCTTGTGATAGACCTTGTTGTCAGCCATTAAGTTGGCTGAGCCATCTACAAGAAAACATATATACGGTGGTGCTGGAACCGGGGTGCTCGGCGTTGCTGTGAAATGCGAATAAGCCACAGGATAACCTGTAGCTTCAAGGATTTTTATTAATTCCCCTAATGTTAATGTCATGATTCGATTGCCCTTTCAATACGTCTTGGCAATTCATCAATTACATACTCTTCAACTGGACGAATATGCACTTGAGCCGGAACACGTCCACCACCAGCCTTTGCATGACCATTTTCCAAAAGATGTGTTAGTTGTCCTTTCGTATTATGGACGACAACGCTATTATCTTCACTTTTTTTACACCACCCTTTACGATAAGCACCTGTTTTTTTAGGACCACTTTGTCTTAATTTACTTACAGCAAGATCAGCTACTTCTTCTTGTGCTGTTAACAATTCTTCTTCCACAACATTCGCATATCTTTGTAACTCTCTAGCAAGATTACTCGCAAAATCGTTCATATTAAACATGCTCCTTTGCGATAATAGTCAATGTTTGATACATTTCATCGTCATTCATTGGCGGTTCGATAATATCAAAGATACGATCTTTCATATTAATTCGCATTTCTTCTGTAATACCAGAAGTGTATGGAATCACGAATCGATAAATCAGTGTGGCCTGTGAAGCTGAAGCTTCAATGTATTCTGACCCTTTTACTGTTTTTATCATCGCCCAAGCTTTTTTTACTTCTTTCCAATCTGTTTCAATTACCTGGTTTAATTCATCTTTTATTACTACAGGTTGTTCAATATTGATTCGATTTCTAAAATCGCCTGTATTCAGTGGCTTTTTGTATTGAAAAGGACGCATTTTATTCACCGTCCAGTTTGATTTCTTCTAAAGCTTTTTGAATGCCGAAGCTATTAATTTCCGTTAAAAAATTCTCAGAAAAATACTCGAGTGCATCATTATAAACATAGCGAGAACGTTCAAAAACTAATTCTTTGAACGTCTCGTCTTTGTTTATGTCATATGATCCACAGTCTTTTATTAAAGCTTTATTTGATGCAAATAGGATGCGTCTTAGGTTATCATCTTCATCATCACCTAATCGCATCCTATCTTTGAATTGCTGTAATATTTCATTTGAAATTACTGTTTCCATTTACATCATTCCTTATTTAGTTACTGGTGGTGTTTCCTCAAGGCTTAATGTGTAAACTTGTGAAGTATATTTGTCCTTCGGCTTACCCGTAGCATATTGTTTAGCAATATAAAGTGTTGCATCTTCTAAAGCTAATGTTTCTTCATACTTTTTAATTGGTTCAGTTCCACCCATCGCTGCAATATACTCTCCTTTAACAAAAAACAGCACCTTACCTTGAGGTACAAACACTGATTCTGTAGGAGTTGGATTGAACGGTAAGCTTGTCACATACACTCCAGCTGCATTTTGAATTGTTGCATTTGCTTGGATATCAAAAGTATCAAACGGATTTGTTACCATAACTACTTTCCCAGCAATATTTTTTGGTCTGTCTGCATCAGTTTTACCATCAGGATTTAGCTTTTTAGCCAGTAATTTCACAACACCTTTTAATTCATTGATTGTTTTTCGACCTGGTTCAAATGTTAAAGTCCCTGCTGTTTTTTTATCTGGATATACTCCTCCAACAACACTTCCACTTGGATCTTTTAACAATCCAATAGGTTCATCTTTACCTGTACCAATTACGAATCCACGTTCTAAACCAACAGACATAGCTTCTGAAATCATTGTACGAACATAGCGTTCCACCCACACTGGACCAAGTTTAAGCATGTCATTTGCCAATGGGATAAATGCCGTTAATTTAAGTTGAGAGATAGACTCTTTTCGGAATGTAGCATTTAGTTGTCCTTTAATATCACCGAATAATGGTCCCCATACAGCCGCACCTTCTGGATCTCCATAGATAAATTCTGTCACAGCACCTAAGTTTTCTAATCCGATATGTTCTAACAACGGATGACCTTGAACTAAATCATCAAAAATTCGTTCTTGTGTTGTCTTAGGTAATGTTTCAGTGTCTTTAAATCCACCATCTTGAACTACTGCATTGAAGAATTTCATTTCCTCACTCGTTAATACGTTAGAACCTCGAGACTGCATAATAGAACGATCTACAATGGATTCATTGACTTGATTCAAGATATCCGAACGAACATCTGTAGCAAGTGCTTCAATCATAGAATTTAATGCCGCTGTTTGTTCTTCTGGTGTCCCTTCCTGTGTTGCTTTCGCAAAAGCTAGTTTTTTCTCTTCAAAATTATTAAATTTAATCACCATGTTTTATTTTCCTCCTAGATTTAAAAAGAGCGTACTCAGATTCTGTTTTGTATTAACAGGCTCTTGAATAGGCTCTTTTGGATTTTGATTATTTGGCTGTTTCGTATACTTAGCTACTAAATCTTCTTTGAAGTTTTCCACAACTTCCTCTTCTTCATCTTCTTGCGTATCATCTATTTCGATTTCATCAGCAATTTCATCAGCTAAACCAAGAGCAACTGCTTCCTCTGCTGTTAGCCATGTTTCATCTTTTAATAGTTGCCTTAATTCTTCATCTGTTCCAACAAAACGTTTCTTATAAGATGCCGCTAAAGCTGAATCAATCTTTCGTAAATCTCGTGCTGTTTTTTCAAATAGGTCTGCATTTCCATATTCGATGGTACTTGCTTGATGAATCATCATCATAGTATTACTAGGCATAACAATCTTATCACCAGCCATTGCAATAACAGATGCTGCGCTGGCTGCCCACCCATCAATATGAACTATAATTTCGGCATCATGCTGCTTTAACAGATTGCAAATTGCTACACCATCAAATGCTGAACCTCCACCCGAATTAATATGAACGTGAATTTTTTCGGCTTTTACATCTTGAATTTTTCTTCTTACTGCTTCAGCGTTATTTTCACTAAACCATCCACCGATTGATCCGTAAATCGTTAATTTGTACTCATTCTCACCTTTATCTTCAAAGCGAATATCTCGTTTTAAATTTAAAAGCTTATTCATGTTCAAATGTTCCATCATTTCTCACCTCCTTCAGATTCATTTAGTTTCGTATAGTTCTTCGTAATATGATGGATATTTAAGTTTGGATCATCAGAACTTTCATAATCTACTTCTGAACGAATCTCATTTCCTGTAAATGCACTTGAAGAAATGAGTTTATCAATACTTGTTGCAAGGTCAAATATACTCTGATAAGAAACAGCTTTAACTTCAATCTTTTGTCCTGAAAGATATTCATTCATTTCAAAGAATTTAACATTCGCTTCATCAGATAGTTTTTTTAATAATGGTCTTACTGTAAAAAGCATGTAATTTTTCGTTTGCTTCTCTACATCAGCCATTTCGCCATATAACAAAGCTGTTGGAATACCAATAGCCATTGCTACTTGATTTAAAAAACCATTGGTTACTTTATTGATTTCTTCCACACTAGGACCATTCGCAACCCCATTATATATTTCGTTATAATTAATACCCTTTTGTTGTGGAACAATAGCGATATCTTTCGTACCAATTGCTTTATACATATTGTCAATAAACTCTTGCAACTTGGCTATCTGTTCTTCTGTTTTAGCACCGATAATATCCATATCAACTGTTCCACGAACTTGATTCTTACGTTTTTGAGAGTTTAATAGCCTACCGAATAAGTCCCCGTAATCAGCAAATAATCCATCAATAAGTGGAGATAATTTATCATTCCGATATTTTAAATGAATAACTTCGCTTTGCTTAAAACTCCTCTTAAACGTATAATCCTTTACTATTACATCGGTAAAAGTATCTTCAAACACAGCATATTCGTTATGTTGAAACCCATCAGCAATAAGTAAATCACCATCATCTGCTTGTATAACTAAACACTCATTATCATAAATAAGTTTGCGAATAAAACTTTCCCAGAAGGTGCTGGCCGTCATGTTTTTGTTCGGTCTAACGTTTAATCGATAATAAAGCTCATTCTTCTCAAATGCTTTACCGTTTCTTACTCTAAATTCAGATTGACTAATTGTTCTTCCTAAAAATGATACGCATGTATCAATTGCTAATCGTTTCATATGAACCCTGTTTGCTGTATCAGCAATCAAATCCAGATCGACCATAAATTCTAGCTCTTTATTTCTTTTGAATACTGAACCTAACCATCCAATGGTTATCACCCCCTTTATTAGAATTTAATATCGCTTAGTATAAAGTCGGTTGCCTCTTGTATCTCATCCGCTCGATAAAGAGCATGGACAAAACATTGGAATCCATCTGTTTTTCTACGTACTGGCTCTTTTTTCTCGTATATTTTGTTTCCATCACCTTTGATAACAACCAATACGTTTTGTGTGTACCAACGCATTAAAGGGTTATCATCGAAAATAATTTGTTTATTTGCAAATGCCATTTCAATACGTGGAGCTAATAAACTATGAATTGCTTTTGGATTTCGTATAACTTCTATTTCAAACCCTTCTGCTACCAATAAAGGTCTTATCGCTTCCATTCGGAAATTATCAGCTATAATTTTCTTAACCCCATATTGCTCACGCATTTCTACAAACCAATCAACGATATGCTGAGGATTAATAGTCGGCTCGTCCACAACTGTAAGTAAGCCTTGTTCCTCCCAATCTTTAATTGGTGCAAACTTTTGTTTTTTATACTCACCAGCCTTTTTAGAATAACCATAATAAATATCAACAAATTCCTTTCGAACAAAGGAATGCGTTTTAAAAATGTACTCACCATTTTGTCTAAATAAAAGACCACATGCTGCAAAGTCTCGAATACTTGCAAAGTCTAATGCCCCTATGCATTCTTGAGCATATAAATCAGGAAATGGACGATTTGTAGCAAGAATTTCTGACCATTTAGCAACGGATCGTTCTAAATTAGTAACCGGCAAGTTCATTCGTTTTGTCATGAACTCTTCTCGGTTACTTGGATCATCCTCTAAATCTTCATACTCTTCCTTTATCGTTTCAAGTAATCCCTCAGCGTACTCGCTTAATGGTTGTGATAGCATAGGATTAGCTAATTCCCAATTATCAATATCATCAACTTCCTTTTCATCATTAAGCTTGCATATAAAAGGAAATACAGCATTCGGACGCGCTTCACCATTTAATACTTTCATTGCTTTTTCTTTTTGTTTATCTAAGAAACCATCACGGACATATCCATCTGTACCAATGTAAAATTCTCGCGGGTTTTTCTTTTTCCCTAAACCACTAATGTGGACTCGAACATCTTTATTACTTTCATATTGATGTATTTCATCAAATACAACTGCACCATCACGAAGACCATCTTTTGTATCTCCGTTCGAAGTTCTAAACTTCAGTACACTTTCAGTAGCTTTTGAAACAGTTTGAGTTAAAGTAGTTTTAAAAGCTCTCTGTAAAACCTCATTTTTTTTAATACATTTATGAACTTCGTCAGGGCTTGTTTTTGCTTGTTCTTCACTATTTGCAACAACGGAAATGTTATACTCTGGAATGCCGTGCAATTCACTAATTAAAAAGTGAATAATTACAGATATTAGACCGTTTTTACCACCACCACGCCCTAACATCCACAGGAATTTACGATAAAATACGCGCCCGTTTTTCTTATAAAATAAAAAGACGAATGCTATTAAGAATTTTTGAAATGGCTGTAACGGAAAATACCACTTCTCTCCGAAGTTGATACAGTCCTCAATCATTTCATCATCAAAATACAAATCGTCTCTGTTTAAAACATATTCTTCTAGATATTCAATTAACTGTTCTCTTTCTTTATTGAATTTTACTTTTCCGTTTCGATAAAGTTCAATGTATTCTTCCACATACTTTTGCTTAATCATGTTAAATCACTTTTACTGTAACCAGCCTTTGGAATATTAGGTTTACAAACAAATTTTATATCTCTTCCTAATGCAATTAAAGAACTGTTTATTTTATTTCTTTCACTTATAAGAGGATGGGCTTTAACAAAAACTTGAGATCCGTTTTTGACTGTGACGGACTCTCCTTCTTTATTGATAGTTCTGTTTATTTTTCTAAAAGCTTTAACTAGGTCAATATATCGTTCTACCTTTTCAACCTCGACTAAATCTGCAATTTCAATACTATTCATCAGCTGTTCTTTCAATTTTGTAATACTGACAGCCATCTACCCACCCCCCCTTACGTGCGTAATTTCGGAAAAAAACCTGACAGTTAACCCCCTCCTCCGGTGCCCCTAAGACGAATTTTTGATGAAACATTTTAAGGGGGGGTGTTATTTTTGTTTTATTTTCACCATTTCTCATCATGTTCCCATTTATTTTGTTTCTTTTCATAAACTCTTCCATGCTCTTTGTTATGGCAATTCGCACAGACTGTTTCAAGGTTGTCTATATCTAATGCAAGATCAGGATGATGCTCAAGTTCTTTTATATGATGGACAACGATCTGTATCTTCTTACGCTTTGCACTCTCACTGTATTCATTCGTGTCTGTTTTCACTCGACCATTACGTTTACATTCCTGGCACTCATAGTTGTCACGCTTCTTTACTTGCTCACGTATACTCTTCCACTCACCACTGTCATAGAATTTACGCTTCTGTTGTTTGGTTTTGTATTGTTTCATTGTTCTCCACCAATTGATTACCTTCTAATAAACTATCAATCATTTTATTTAGTACACTTAATGTTGCTTTTCCACAATCTTTCTCTGTTGAATTACTTACTAACTCTCCAAATTCTTCTTCTAATCGTTGCATGTCAACATGTTTGGCAAACACATCTTCACCTATAGCTACAAGGATTGAAGTAACAACGCTTATCTTTTCAAGTTTAGTTAATTGCATCCATTACTTACACCGCCTTATTAATTCCAAAATAAAAAGCACTCCATAAGGAATGCTATTCACTAACTTTATAAACAATATAATCTCCTTTGGAAACTAGATAAACAACTAACAACGTACAGAACCCTCTAAGCGTTCCTATAATATCTGGATTACCTAGACAAAACTCATAAGCAAAAGATTTTTTGTCTTTGGGTAATGTATTATATAACTTTTCAATTACTTCCCCATCAATTTCTTGATTATGATAATGAGCTAAATCATTCCTTACCCGGTTGAATTTATTATACGCTTCCCTCATATCGTCTCCTATTATATTCAACGCATGAACCAATTGCATCTTTTGTGCAAAATTAAAATTATCAAATTTAATAGCTTTAGGATTAGGTACATTCTTTTCAAGAATTTGTATCATTATGGATTCGACACATAAGTGAGTTTTTAGAAAAACATATAACGGCTCTTCATTTTTGATATTTTCGCTAAATTTAGCTACTAAACTATTTACTGACATGTTCAAATGTTATCACCCCTTAAATAGATAATAACATCAAAGTTCCTTATACTATCTATTATTCTTACATAATAAAAGAGCAACCATTCATCAGTTGCCCTTTTATCAATTCTTTATGTTATTACTATAAATACGGTAAATGAAGTTTTATTCTTCTTCCAATCACCTAATGTCGCTACGCTCTTCTGCTCCAACATTATTAAGTAACCGGAAGAAGAGCAAAAGCCCTTCTCCGTTTACACGACGTAAATTGCAATTGAATGTGAAAACAAGAAACAACTATTCATCCAATCTGCAACCATCGCCACCGGTTATGACAATCCATTTTCAGAGGAATTTTGCAAGCAATGTTTTCCGCCACTACTCACAATACAAATATATCACGTTGATTCCAAAACAACCGGCACATTTACTGCCAAAAAGCGGTCACGACTCTGCCAGTAATTCAAAGACTTTTTTAACTCTTCTATCTAATCAATAACTCTTGTTGTGGTTCTCTCTTAATAGATTTTCCACTTTCGTTTTGTGGCTTTACACAAAAGAATTATAGAATAAATTCAAATCTCCATTAAAGAATTACACTTACTTTAACTATTACAAAATAAAAAATGAGTCCTTTTTAAGGACTCATTTTTTATTTTTGACCAACTAATGCGGTTAGTCTTTTTATCTTCTCATTATATTCTTCGACTTCACTACTCTTTATAGCATTTAAAAAGCTATAGCATTCTGTACACGCGTCCATAAATTCAAGTAAGCTTTCCTTACTAATTGCAACACTCTGTTTTTGATATTTATCAATATCCGTTGGCTTTGGATGGATAAAAGAGTTCCGCAAAGTAATTATTGGTCTAATTTTCATCCAGCCTTTTTGCTGCAAAAATGTTTCACCACATAAAATTTGTAAGAACCAATCCAATTTCTCTTCAACTTTTAACCTAATTAAGATTTTATTTACTCTAGCGTGACTCATTCCATACTGTAGTTGTAACTCTTCGTGCAATCTATCATTTACAGCGCTTTCAAGTATTGATACAGCTTTAAATAATAACATTTCTTTGTTCTCAAAGAAATCTTCCTCGTCAAAACGCTCTAATATTCTTAAAAAACTATTTTTACTCTCATGAAATCCATGAGTAATTATCATCATATTTTCCTGATCTAATATCTGTTCTTTTTCTAACTTCTCCATAATAATTTTTAATGCAGCATTCTTATTTTCAGTATACAAATCATCAACATTATAATGGATTAAAAGCCAAGGTAACATCTTTTTTAACAATTCTTGTTGAAGTTCAGTTTCTTTCATTAATTATCCCCCTTTTTAATAATATAATTACTACTAAATATTATATTATTACCCTCTCTCCTCTTCGTCCACAACAAATTCCTCATTGTTACTAATTTACTTTTTATCTTTACAGACTAGATATATTAATTTCAGGTGGTATTTATTACTAATAGAATCTTTTTAGGAATCTATAATTATTTATACAATACTGATATCATACTAACCTTCCTCTTTATTTTTCCCAAACATGTATGTTCCTATTTCTAATAAATTTTTCATTAACTAATTTTATCTCCAATTACCCATATCTTATATTGTGTGTAACTGACCCTATTGCTGAATCCATTGATATCATTGATTTAATTTAACTTTCTCTTTTGAGTTCCACAGTACGAAATTTATGAGTAACTATATAGGGGTAAAAGCAGCATTTTTCAAAATAACCTACGCTATGCGGAAAAATAAAATAAGCTGCCCATGTGGACAGCTTATTTACATAATTATCTTTATCAGAAGTAAAATTTAACTCGAAAATAGCTAATTTTATCAGTTGTTGAATGTCTGAAAAAAATCAAACCAATGATATTGTCGAGATCCTTTGGCAACTTCTTGCTGTGATGACTATCATAGTGACTTTTTCTCCAGCAACCACTATTAGTGGCTAATTACCATAAGGACTTATTTTTGAAATTTGCTGTTTTTTAGAAAGTATGTTAATGTAAGAAAGACCTATTTTTGTTCGGTTTGAGATTAAGAATAAATTTTGTTTTTCGTCTAAGGTATTTGAGCAAGGGTAGTAACATATGTGTGGGTATCCACACTAGGAGGCAACAATTATGGAACAAGGTAAAGTAAAATGGTTTAATGCAGACAAAGGTTTTGGATTCATCGAGCGTGAAGGTGGAGAAGACGTATTCGTACATTTCTCGGCTATCCAAATCGACGGTTTCAAATCTTTAGACGAAGGACAAAGTGTAACGTTTGAAGTAGAACAAGGACAACGTGGCCCACAAGCTACTAATGTTCAAAAAGCTTAATATTAGCTGATGAAAGACCCTCTTGTAGGGTCTTTTTTTTGATTTTGTTACAATATTCCGAATACAACTTTTTTAAGGGGATTTGGGGTGCTTAACTTTTAATGAAAAAGAAGATGTTAGAAATCATAATTTTAGCATTATGGGCTTTTTCTTTTAGTTATCTTGCAATTATATTAGGAATACCAAAAAACGGATTATATATAGTCGTAGGATTTCCAATCTTATTTGTTGGTGGACTTTTGATTGTGCATCTATTTCAAAATAAGAATGAAAATGGAAAATAACTTTGTTTGATTGTATATCTCATACACATCTAGTTAACATAACGTCCTATTATCGGTAGCAAGAAAAAGGAGGATCCCTACTTTTACGAGGAATCCTCCTTTTTCTTTTTCTATGACTCTATTCATTTTTTATACATTCTTATTCTGGTGCGGTTTTAGGGCTCTTGTTTGTTACTGGATTAGTCGAAAACTGTATAAAATTTTGTATGCTCTTATCGTGGGGTTTTTCAAAAATGCTGGCGATACCCCTAGATTTAAAAAGAAAAAAGCAATGATTAGATTTTAAACCTAGTCATTGCTTTATCCATTGCATCTTGGTTTACACCTATATAACGTAACGTGACCTTCTCTGATGAGTGATTGAATATCTCCATGAGTAATGCTATGTTTTTGGTTTGCATGTACATGTGATACCCATACGTCTTTCTCAAAGTATGCGTCCCTATCTCATCTAATCCAAACTCTGCTGCAGCTCCACTTAATATCTTATATGCCATACTGCGACCAATCGGACGATTCTTCCCTTGTCTACTTTTTAATAGGTACTCATCATCTTCTCTATTTTCATTAAACCATTTAAGCTCTCTCTTTAGTGCTGTTGTAATCTGTATACGCTTCTGCTTACCTGTCTTCATTTCACGTATTGAGATGTGGCTGCTTTTTAAATCTCCAACCTTTAGTTTTAAAATATCACTTATACGTAACCCTGTATTAATTCCCATCACAAATAAGATATAATTACGGTTACTCTTTTCTTTCAAATATTCTTTTATCTGTTGTATTTGCTCTGGATTACGTATTGGTTGAACAAAATTCATTATTCATTACCTCCAGTCTCTTCTGTCTCGTAAACTTCTAATCCAAGTGCAAAAGCTAGTTTATAAAATGCTTTAGACTTCCAACGGCGGTAAGTACGCTCTGACATTCCGATTTCGTTATAAACCATGTAATCACATACATCCTCTTCTTCTAAATAACGTTTACAAATAATATCCCTTTGGATACTTCCTGCACGTCCGTTTCCTAATCGATTTAGAAATTGATCAATACGTAATGACATTCTTTCGAGCCATTCTTCACGTTTACTTTGTTGAATATTCGCTATGGCAACATCTTCTAATGGCTTACCAACTGCATGTGTAGGACCGTGCTCGCGCATTTCATAAGAAGGAGTGACTTTCATTTCTTTACGCATCATCCCAAATTGTCTATGTATACGTACACTTTCCAAAACGCCTTCTAATTCCTCTTGTGTTGCCGTTCTATCGATTTTTGGTAAGAAAGATAATTGTTTAGTCATGTAAGACCACCCCTTTTTATTTTTTAATTACTTTTGTCTTAAAGCTCCACGTCTACGTTCATAACGTGGTCCACGAATCCCCATTAAATCTTCAATGTCACGAGTGCTTAATTTCTCTTTTTGTTTTTTCTTGTTTTTCTTCTTCGCTTGTTTTGATTGCTTATTCCACTCACGCAATTGATCCCTTAGCACCTTCATTTCTCCATCTCCCTTTTCAAAATAAAAAGGACACCATTTCTTAAAACAGCTCTATTGCTGCTCTAAAAATTGGTATCCTCTAGTTTTCTAGCCGGACTGTATTCTGTTTTCATTTATTTGATAATACCAGCCTGCACAAAGATGTTTCTCCAAGCTTTGTTAACTTGGTATTTATCAACGTCTATCGCACGACGAGCGATAGCTTTTCTTATTTTCTTTTTCTTTGCATTTGCCATTCCTCTCATCCCTTTCATGCAAACGTCTCTCATTTCCATTTTGGAGCGTTTCACTCCTCTTGATACCTATATTACATTCAAAAATAATCTAAACGTGAATTGTACCTATTTTATAAAGTCCTTTTCCCCACAAAAGGATTATTTTATTAAAATCTTCACAAGCCATAACTTCGAATTATTAGATCTAAATGAACCTCTAGACGATTACGCCATATGCTAATTTAAATACTTTCCAGGAAAGCAGGTGCGTACTATGCCCTCAGTTGTAGCAAACCTTGTCGTACAAAATAGTGCTGGTTCTTTCAACTTAGGCGATTTTTATAACGTTTCTCCAAAAGAGAATACAAAATCTTATAATGGTTCAGGGGCATCAAATGTTGGTTTTGTTGTCAATACCTTTAGCGGTGTTAGCGCAACAAACACATTTGATGCTGATGTTGCAGACCAAAATCAAGTTGGGACAGCTTGAATTTATTCACTTCCTTCTCCCCCCTGAATAAAACTCAATATCCCGTCCATACTATAGATAACCCATCTTTAATGTACTGTAACCATTTAGATTTTCTTTAAGACTAAGCAGTTAGCTTTTGCTAGCTGCTCTTTTGTTTGAAATTAAAATAGCGATTTCGTTCAAATACTTCACGCCCCATGAAAAAATTACATATGGTATCACGTACTCTTTTACATTAAGAGTTTTGGTCCGAAGAGCACTTATATATGGTGCTCTTTTTGGTATGGAATGTGAAATAGAGGCTTGCTCTTAAAACCTTTTATGTAATTATTATAGGTTTTTTCCTTACACCCCTGTGTCTGTTTACTCATAAGTTGTTAAAGTATAAATATAAATTGGTAGTTAATTTATAAGGGAGGTGTAAAAATGAGTAAATTTAAAAAGAATTGTCACACACCCTTTCCATGTGCCCTCCCTTTGCCTCAAATAGGGCCTACTGGAATAACTGGAGCGACAGGATTTACTGGGCCAACCGGAATAACTGGAGCAACAGGACCTTCAGGTGGACCTCCAGGACCGACTGGGCCAACCGGAATAACCGGAGCAACAGGACCTTCAGGTGGACCTCCAGGACCGACTGGGCCAACCGGAATAACTGGAGCAACAGGACCTTCAGGTGGACCTCCAGGACCGACTGGGCCAACCGGAATAACCGGAGCAACAGGACCTTCAGGTGGACCTCCAGGACCGACTGGGCCAACCGGAATAACTGGAGCAACAGGGCCTTCAGGTGGACCTCCAGGACCGATTGGGCCAACCGGAATAACCGGAGCAACAGGACCTTCAGGTGGACCTCCAGGACCGACTGGGCCAACCGGAATAACCGGAGCAACAGGACCTTCAGGTGGACCTCCAGGACCGACTGGGCCAACCGGAATAACCGGAGCAACAGGAGCAACAGGACCTTCAGGTGGACCTCCAGGACCGACTGGGCCAACCGGAATAACCGGAGCAACAGGACCTTCAGGTGGACCTCCAGGACCGACTGGGCCAACCGGAATAACTGGAGCAACAGGACCTTCAGGTGGACCTCCAGGACCAACTGGGCCAACCGGAATAACTGGAGCGACAGGATCTACTGGATCAACCGGGCCTTCTGGACTTACAACATCTGGTTTATCCCAGTATGCTTATGTTTTCAATACAGTAGCTCAAGTTGTTGCATTAGAAGCACCTATTCTTTTTAATTCACACGGTAAAATCACATCCGGTTTTACTCATACTCTTGGAACTTCTCAGATGACAGTTATTAATGCTGGAGATTATAAAATTTCTTTTTCTGTATCAGGAGTTGAGCCTAATCAATTTGCCCTCTTTTTAAATGGGGCTCCCGTTACCAACTCCGTTTATGGATCAGGTGCAGGTACTCAACAAAACAATGGGCAAACAGTTCTCAATTTAGCCGCAGGTGATATTCTTACCCTTAATAATCATACTTCCGCTGCTGCAGTTACTTTGCAGACTTTAGCGGGTGGAACACAAACCAATATAAATGCTTCAATTGTAATTGAAAAGTTAAATTAATTATTCCTTGAAGCTCTGGCAGTCAATAATCTAGAAAGGATTCTTTTTTCAACAAGTATTTAGCATTAGTGATTCATTTTCACATTACGTTGAAATGGTCATATATTATTTCGAAGCAAGAAACCCTAATCTACTTTTCAACATTTCACTTTTCCCCTAAAGAGCACCGTAAGTAAGTGCTCTTTTTTAGTTTCATCTATTCTACAAAATGAAATTTTTGTATTAATCCTCATCTTACGCCGTAACAGTTAAATAATTACGAGCTTTCTTTCTGCTGTCCACTCTCTTTCTATAAGCTGGTGTCTTATAAAAGAGTATTGTCTTAGGAAGTACGCCCAAATGTTGAGCGCACTCCTGTACAGTTCCAATACATATTAGTGATTCACCCTTATAAATGGCGTACTCCTTTAACTCCATTCCCCAACTCCCCTTTGCTCTAAAATGAAGTTTTTATCATGAAACAAACCTTGAATGTTTATGTCACTTTTAGACATCCTAAAAATAGGAGGTGATATATATGAATAACTCTAAAAAAGAAAAAAATGATGTGACAAATAATAATGTGCTTGGTCTTGATTTAGATGAACAGACTATGAACGGATTATATGGAATGCCTGAAACTGATATTGAAGACAAAGATCACCGTAAAAAAAGCAATTCACCAAAAATCTAGTACATATTTACACATAACATCTTTCTGATTAAGAGCACATTGCAAAAGTGCTCTTTTTTATTTACTATGAAATAACGATTTTGTTTAGTTTTCTAAACTTTTCCCTACCTTACATTAATAAATTTATATATAATAAAATATATAGTTGCAACAATTTATTATTAGGAGGTGTAATTATGTCATTTGCAGCATGGAGTGCAATTTTTATGACTTTAATTGGAGCAATGTCTGGAGCAATATTTGGTACAATCTCTTCTAGAAATAAGAGCAAAACTGCCAACTAAAAAACCTAATAATAAAAGTTAATACCTATTCCATTGACAGCTGATACATCCTTGACATTTCAGCTGTCATTTTCTATTTAAATAAGGATTTTGTTAAAAACTTACATGTATATGCTTTTCGTTATATAATTAAGTTATCAATATATTAGGAGTGTTAATTATGTCAGAAACAATAATGATTTTGTTATACATTTGTTTCGGATTGAGTGCAGTTTTTAGCTTAATAAAGGAATTGAAAAAGCCACAGAAAAACCAGTTCTTGATTTTAGTTGATTCTCTAATTTTGCTAGGAGCTTTATTCCTAGTAGGTAGTATCTTCATCTAAATCACATAACGAGAACTCCATTAGGGAGCAAAGCAGCCTAGCGAAAGCTAACTGCTTTTTTATTAAATTAACTATTTTGTTTAAAGTCATCCCCATATAACCCATCCTGTTCCTAATCCGATTAAGAATGCAGGACCTTGCCATTTTATTAGTTGCCATAACCAGATTCCGAGTAGCATACGGGTAAATCCATTGCCGAAAATCATCATCTCACCTCTTTTCTCCCAAATAACGCTTTTGTTATAATTTATGAACATATTTTAGACTTAAAAATCCTGCCGAATATTTTTAGGATAAATTTACCGGATGAGTTAACAGAAATTTCGTGTTATTCTAAACGTGTTGAATAACCCAATACATTCAACAATGCTCCTGATTGCATAGTTAGTATGCAATCACCTATACAGATACCTTAGCTAATACGTCCCCCTAATCGTCGTTATTGCTAAGGTATCTTTTTATACGACCTGTGTGCAGGGCTTTTTTATTTCAGTGATGATGCTCTTTTTCCCACCTCATTATCGATGCTTTTAGTCCAATTTTTTAATAAAATTCAAATTTGATTAAAGTAACTGTGTTTTTCGTTCTTCCATACGAATTACTTTTCCACTTTGATATACAAATGATTGTTCACCAAATCCACCTTGAGGTGGTTCTATTAGTTGGACTTGACCATTTTTAACAACATATATTCCGTTTATTTTCAAATCTATTTCAGCTGTCATTTCTACAAGATTTTCTTTTCTGATTCCCACCAAGATCACTCCCATATGTTATAATTACTTTGTCGAAGTAAGTCGGGAGCAATCTCGGCTTTTTTGTTTGTCTACAAATATCGCACAACATTTTCTGGAACAAATGATTGTTCAAGTGATAAATGGAGACGTATTGGAATCGGCTTTTTTTCATCCCGTGCTTGCTTACACATTTTTTCTGCTTCTTCCCATACAAATTCTTTATCCTCCGATCGCTTATAGCGCCAAATACCAATCACGTAATCTTCAAACAACTCATACCGCTCATCAGGTGCTGTCGTTGGCTTTAATTCGTCAATTGCCTTTGCTTGGCGTGGTATTTGTACAACAACGTCTGCAAAACGTAGTTTAGAATTTAACCGATGAACATGAGCCTTCTTAGGATCAAATGACACAACTGGTTCAACATCAAAGATTGTTAGCTACTTTGCCATCGCTTGTTCCCTCCAACACCTGCAAACTTGCAATTAAAATTCCTTCAAGCTGCGTTAACGTTAGTTGATCTAATGTTTGTCCGTTAATTTCAGTTAATCCTAATCCCAATAATTTACGAATAATTGCTAGTTTTCTACGCTCTACTTCCTGACGTAACAACATGATTAAGCCTCCTGTTGGTGATTGAACTTCCGCTCTAAATTTACAAACTTACTAAATTCTTTAATGAATGCTAATTCAACAACACCAACTGGACCATTTCTCTGTTTCGCTAAAATGATTTCCGTTATGTTTTTATTTTCTGTTTCACGGTCGTAATAATCTTCGCGATATAAGAATGCGATCAAGTCCGCATCTTGCTCAATTTGACCATTCTCACGTAAATCTGATAGTAATGGGCGTTTATCCTGTCTACTTTCAACAGCTCGGCTTAATTGTGATAATGCAACCACGCATACATTTAGCTCTCTTGCCATAAGTTTCAACTTGCGACTAATCTCCCCAATCTCCTGCATGCGGTTTCCTCTATGCTTCGAATCACCTACAATAAGCTGCAAGTAATCAATTGCGACTAGCACCTTTTTATCAGGATACTTACGCTTTAATTTCCTAGTCTTTGCGTAAATCTCTTGCATCGTTACATTTGCTTTATCGTAAATTTCTAATGGTAAATCATTTATCAAGCCCATAGCCTGACTAATCTTTTCCCAATCCTTTAAATTACATAGCTTTTTAGGGTTCTTTAATTTCGTAGCATCTATATTTCCAGTACTTGAGATCATACGCTTAAGTAACTGTTCTTCGCCCATCTCTAGAGAAAAGACCCCTGTTGCTGTATGAGCGCTTGCTGCATGGAATGCAATGTTTAATACAAATGCTGTTTTCCCCATCGAAGGGCGGGCACCGATAATAATTAAATCACCTTCTTGCAATCCTGCGGTCATTCTGTTTAAGTCGTCATAACCAGTTGGTATACCGGTTAAATCCCCTACATCAATTTGCATGTTCTTATACAGATCAACTAGGGTTTCCTTTAGGTTAAATTCATCTGAATAACCCGTCTCCTCAATGGCGCTTAATTCATCTATCGATGTACTAATAGCGCTCATATCTCTTTCATGCTGAAGACGATTATATAAATTACCAGCAACCTCTTGAGCATGTCGCATCTTCCAAGCTTCAATCACTAAACCTTCATGATACGAGAAGTTTTTAGTTGTTGTTACAACTTCTGTCAAGTTTACAAAGAATTCAATTCCGCCAATCTGATTCATAAAGCTTTCATCGAATTTCCCCATGAGAGCGACAAGGTCTATTGGAACCTCAGCATCCTCTAACTCTCTCATCGCTTTAAAAATCACTTGGTGTGTTGGTAAAGAAAACTGTTTTTCCTTTAGCTGGCAATCTTTAATTAAATCGCCTTCTTGGATAATGCTACCTAAAACACTTTGTTCAGCTTCTGTGTTACGAATCATATCGTTACTCATTGAACCATCCACCCACTTTTTTGATTAAGCGCTGCAAGTTCTTCATCCGTTGGAATGTTTTGTTCCCATGATTCTTGCTGCTGTATTACGTTTTTAGTAGATTCCGATAAGCCTTTTTGTTGATAAGGAGCTTGCGTCGGTTGTTGTGCCTTTGCTAATCGTTGAGTACGAAATGCTTTATCAGCCACTTCAACATCTACTATCGTTTTAAAACCTTTAAGATGCCAATCTCGTAAAATCGTATTTACGTAAGACATGTTTCTCGTATTTTTCTCTAAAGCAATCTCCATAGCTTTTACAACTAGCTCCGCATTTAAATCATCTATCCAAGCGTGAATACCATCTGCGATAAAAGGTGTAATGAATCCGAAGTTCTGCTCGTAAAAAGAAATTGGATTAACCTCAACAACTTCTTCCGCGCTTGCGCGTTCTTCTTGTTGTTGTTCTTTTTCTTCTTCTTTTTCTTCTTCTTTTTCTTCTTCTTTGCTATGGTCTTGGAAGCCCCTTATAAGCCCCTCCAAACGGACTGATAAATACTCCTTAATACGAGGGATTTTGAAATTTTGTTCACGTTCTAATTGCAAACATGTTTCATAGAAATCAGCTAAAAAATCTTGGTCCTTCACAGATTGAATCTCTTTTAAAACACACTTTTCAATGTTTACATTTTTAATCGGATTGAATTTCAACCAGTTGATTAAGAACAACTCTTTTGTTTTTTGGTTGTAATTAATTTTTCCGTACTCAGCAAAACGTTCTAGTAGCTTCATAACAGTTTCACGGTTATATCCTGTATCGGTTTCAATAATACGAAGTGGAAGCTCATAGATTCCTGATTGAGACGTCTTACTGTTTGTCATCAAATATAAGTAGAAATACTTCTCCTCCGGTGTAAGATCTAAAACAAATGAATCCTGCCAAAATGAAACGTGTACTGGTCTATAAACTGCCATATTATTCATCCTCCCGTTTACATATCGCAAATCCGTCCTCTACACGTAATAAGCGATAATTCTTATATCCTGTTTTGAGATATTGTTTTACTAAATAAATTAGGTGTTGCTCTGATGTTGCTTGTTGAAACACTTTAGGATTCAGCAACACTCTATGTGATGATTTGTCTAAAAGCATGCGGCACACTCCGTTGTTATACGAATGCTAATTTGATATAATTAATCCTAAGATCTTTGCAAGACCATTTATCTATCACTCTGCCAAGTGATAGACTTTTTTATTTTCTACGTGTTACCAATGAAGCGTTAACTCCTCTTGCTCTTAAATCTTTAATCACTACACGATAACTCATCGATGCCTCATGTTCCTCTTTTGTATCACGAAGCATTTTAAATTCCCTCATACATCGCTCCAGCTCTTCTTCCCAGTGATTTGATTCTTCGGTTGATTCTGCATTAAACATGTTATGAATACATTCACTCATACAGTTACGAAGTTTATTCGCAAATGAAAAATCCCCAGGAAGAACTAGATCATGAAGACGATTGTTTTTATCGTTCATGAATTACATCTCCTTTCTATTTGACTTGATGCTGTACGCATCGTTACAACCAGAAAGGAACATTGTAGGGGTATGGGAGGAACAATCCCTTTCTGGTCATAACGACAAGCACAGTGCTTGTCCAAAATATTTATATAATGTTATAATTGCTTTACGATATTTTTCAGAGCTACTGTTGTCTAGGCGGTAGCTTTTTCTTTTGCCCATTTATGTTTTAAAATGAATGATGCTTCAATAATTTTGATTCGAATTCCAACTAACTTCTTCTCTTGCTTTAACTCAACTGAATTTGAATCCTCACCAAGTATTTGCGCTATTTTAATTTCACCAGTTAGTTTTGCATCATAGCGAATTAATTCCTTATATTCTCTTAAGCTAGGTTGCTTATAATCTACTGTCAT